AGGCACACTTTTTCGGAGATGGAATGGGTCCGAATGGGAAAACATCGCCGAAGTGAACTCGATAACCAATACCAAATCAAGGGAAACTATTGATGTAACATCATTAGATTCAACGGGTGGTTATCGGCAATTTATTGCAAGTTTTCGTGATGCAGGGACAGCAGCTTTGGGAATGAACTTCACCAGGGCTACATATGAATTAATGAATGATGACTTTGAAGATAGTAATCTGCAAAATTACGAAATAGTACTTTCAGATCCAGAAAGTACTTCTGTAGAATTTGAAGGGTTGGTTACTGAATTAGGATTGGGAATTACAACGGATGATAAAATTACATCTGATGTAACAATCAAAATGAGTGGACAACCAGTTATAAATTCAGGAGGTAGTTCTGGATTAACTTAAAATTTTGTATATCCTAATCAAGGATTGTTTTTATTTTATTAACTTATTAAAAATTCTAATCATGGGACTTTTAGATCGTAAAAAATTATTAGTAAAAGAAGTTCTCCAAGTGGAGAAAGTTGAGTTAGGGAATGATGAATTTGTTTGTGTAAAGCAAATGACTGGTAGGGAACGGGATCAATTTGAACGTTCACTAACAAGAGAGAAAAGGAATGACCAGGGGAAAATTGAAGATTATGAACAGAATTTGGAAGATTTCCGTGCGAAATTAGCCGTTCGAACTGTTTGTGACGAAGAAGGAAATTTATTGCTCCGACCAGATGATTATCCTACTTTAAGTCAAAATATGAGTGCTGCAAAATTGGAAAAAATAATTAATGCTGCTCAAAGTTTAAATAAAATTAGTGACGAGGATAAAAAGGCACTAGTAAAAAACTTAAATGCCGAACCGGACGGCAATTTCAATTCCGGCTCTGTAGAGAACTTGGAATAGTTCATCCAGATTACTTGTTGGATCAATTAACCTCAGTTCAACTTAGTGAATGGGAAGCATATGATGTAATTGATCCAATAGGTACTTGGCGAGAAGATTTTAGGTTTGCTTATTTAATGTCCATGATTCAAAATATTGTAAATGCATTATATTCAAAAAAAGGAAGTGCAACAGAGGCTTCAAAACCAAATGATTTTATGATTGATTGGACAGGGGATAAAAAGCAAAATAAGAATAAAATGTCTATGGAACAAATGAAAAAAGCAATATTATCTATTGCACGGGATCAAACCAGAAAAGTAAAATTATCAAAATTAGGGATAAACAAAGAACCGGTTCTTAAAACTAAAAAGAGATGAATATTGGACAATTGATAGCTAGTTTAGGTGTAGAAACATCAGGTTTGGTTGCAGCAGAAGTTGCAATGAAAAATTTTGAAAAGAAAGCAAACACATCAATGGCTTCTGTTCAAACTACACTTGCTTCGGTTGGTGCAAGGATGCAAAATTTTGGTCGTTCTGCAACGATGTATTTATCTTTACCAATTGGATTGGCAGGGGCAGCAGTATTAAAATCCTCTAAAGATTTTGAAATTGCAATGCAACATATTGTTGGGTTAGTAGGAGAATCACAAACACAAGTTAATCAATGGAGCAAGGATATCCTTGCTCTTTCTCCCGAAATAGCTAGACCACCGGAAGAGTTGGCAAAAGCTTTATATTTTGTAACATCCTCTGGCATTAAAGGGGCGGAAGCATTAGATGTTGTAAAACAATCTGCAAAAGGGGCATCTGCGGGATTAGGGGAAACGATGCAAGTTGCAGATTTAGTTACATCTGCTATGAATGCATATAAAGATTCAGGATTAACTGCAAGTCGATCATTGGATGTTCTTACAGCGGCAGTGCGTGAAGGTAAAGGGGAAGCATCAGCATATGCAACTCAAATGGGGGAGGTTATCCCAATTGCATCTAAAATGGGAGTTGGATTTGACCAGGTTGCAGCAGCAATGTCCAGCATGACATTAACAGGTTCTAATGTAAGTGAAACAGCTACATATTTACGACAAATATTGGTTTCATTACTTGATCCTGCAAAACAATCAGAAGATGCACTTAGAAATATGGGAACTTCAAGTGCAGAATTACGAAAAGTTATTCGAGAACAAGGTTTATTAACTGCATTAACAAAATTAAATGATTTAACAAAAATTTATGGGGAAACTGCAATGGGAAAAGTATTTCCTAATGTACGTGCATTAACAGGTGTTTTATCATTAATGGGGGATCGTTTAGAAAATAATAGAGAAATATTTGCAAAAGTTGCAAATTCAAGTGGGGATATGAATAAAGCATTCCAAGCAGTTACTAATACTATTGATTTTAAATATAATCAAGCATTAGCAAATGTAAAAGTTGGATTGATCGAAGTAGGGATGTCAATGAAAAGTAGTATAATTCCTATATTAGAAAGGTTAGGAAGCACAGTAAGAGGATTAGTAAGTTGGTATACAAATTTGAGTGACACACAAAAAAAATTAGTAATATATACTGCGGGTTTGCTTGCAGTGATTGGACCACTATCAATCACAATGAGTGTATTAGCTAAAGTTGCAGCAAATGTAATTACAAATATGTCTATATTAATTGGTTTGATTTCAAAAATTAATGTATGGATTGCATTGGCAATTGGAATAGCAGGGGTAATTATTGCATTAAATAATTGGGGGAAAACCACAAATGAATTTAATAAATTCCAGAAAGATTTAAATAATCAAATGGGAGATGAGGTGTTTAAATTAACAGATATTTTTGATAAATTGAAAAAAACAAATTTATCAACACAGCAACGAGCTGATACCCTAAAAATAGTGAATGAACGATATGGACCATATTTAAAATATTTACTTACTGAGAAATCAACATTAGTTGATATTGAAGCAGCACAAAGAAAAGCTACAGATGCTTTAATTGCTAGTGCAAGTTTAAAAGCATATAGAGAAAAATTAGATAAAGAGATGAGTTCAATTTCAAAATCTTTTGACCAGTATTTTTCTGATTTTACTACAGGATTTAGTAAGATGTATGGAGGGGATCGTGTTGGTGAATTTATTACAGGGATATTTGAGGGGGCAAATCGAGCAATCAAACAAGGAAATTCATTACAAGTTTCCCAAGAGTTATATGACCAATTTGTTGAGAGAATGTCTAAACGTACAGGTTATTTAAAATATAGTATTGAGGATTTTCGGAAAGCATTTTTAAATTTTGTTCAAACTAAAGGTGAAAAAAATCAAGTTGTAGATCAAATAAATGCAATGATTACTGCATATGAAAAATTAACAACAACACAAGATATTGTAACAAAAGAACAGAAAGAAAACTCTTCAATAAAAGATTTAGAAAAAGATATTAGATCAAGTAAATTAATCTTAGAACAATATGAAGCACAGTTAAAACAAGGGGAATGGTGGAGACAATTATATGCACCAATTGATGAACTTCAATCTAAAATTGATTCATTAGATTATAGAAAACTTTTAATGTTTGCTTCGGATATAGGAACACCAATGCAGCAATTACAAAAACAATTAGCAGATATTGCTTTAAAAAATGCAACATTTGGGGATAGTTTAGATACTGTAGGGGATCAAGCAAATTATGTGAAACAAACAATTCAAAATCTTTGGGAACAAGGGTTTCGTCCTGGAAGTACATTGATGGATCAATATATTTCTAAATTAACCCAATTGCAAGATGTTCAAATGGAATCTACAGTTTATTTTGATAATATGAAAAATGCAATATTTGAAGTTGCTCAAGCATTTGAAAATATTGAATCAATTGAAACATTTGCGAATGCTGTAATTAATGCAGCTAGAAGTATGATTATAGCAATGATTACAGAAGCTGTAGTGGCAAATACTGCGAAAGCAGTCAAAGGATCTAAATCATGGTGGTCTGCAATTCTTCAAGGAGCTGCTGCAATGGCAGCAACATATGCATTATTTGCTGCAATACCTAAATTTGCAAAAGGTGGTGAAGTCCCATCAGGGTATCCCCATGATTCTTATCCAGCAATGTTAACATCTGGTGAAAAAATAATCCCTGCTGGAAAACCATTAAAACTTGAAAATCAAAATAGTTCTTTAGAAGGAAATGTGGTATTTCGAATAAGTGGATATGAATTAGTTGGGATTTTAGAAAAACAAAACAAAAAAACTAAAGTTTTATAAAATGGCAATACCAGCAGGATACGAGTTAAGATATAGAGGGGGGACATATAATGAAGGTCTTGGAAATTGTTATGTTGATATTTATAAAAAAGGATATACTGAATCACAAGAGGATCCGATAACTATACAAGAACAAGGAATTACTTTAATTACAGATAAAGGAGATTATTTTGAGCCAATAAAATCATCAAGTGTTTCAATTAACATCATAAATGACAAAGCAAATTTTTATGAGTTTGATGATTTATTTTCAATTTCTGATTTAGAATATTATGTTAGGGTGCATACAGACAACCTTGTACTTTTTGCAGGATATATCCCATGCACAACAGTAGAACAAACATGGTTAAAAAATGGGATTGTTGAATTGAATGCAACTTGTAATCTGAACAGGTTAAGTGAATATTGCCCAACTTTATTTGTTACTAAAGGATTGTATTCTTTAATTGAAATAATTCAAAATTGCCTTTCATTTACACACATGGATTTATGTGTGAATGTTAATTGTTCATTATCAGAACAAAATATAGGTGGGATTCCTTTTGAAGTATCACATATTGATTCAGATCTT